GCCTCCTGTTTCAACTCTTCAGTGTGCGTCTTTGAGTCCCGCAATCCGGTCACAATGTCCTGGTGGACAGAATCAAGAGTTCCCATCGACGTTGCTTCGGTATCCCGTGTCTTCCTGACTCGGAACACGTCCATATAGTTCGTCCTTCACCTGTTTCATGAAAGCAGAATTGTCGCAAATAATGGGTCGTTGCTTGCGAACTGCAGACAGCAATGTGTTAAAGTCAATGCCGAAGTTCTTGGACACGAACGTCAGAATCAAATACGCGGACCGATTCACGCCTGCCTTACAGTGAACGAAGACGGTTCCGTTGGTCGACCGTAGAAACAGGCGCATCCAGTTCTCAAACTCCGGATACCAATCAAGAATTCGCACAGCCAAACTGTCGAGTGCATGAAGTTCGGCATACTGACCTGGGTGACGTTTCCTCCACCACTCTGGACAATCGTCGGCAAATGCGCAATTGACCACGTGGGTAATGTTGTATTTGGCTGCAAAGAGGGGAGTCAGTTGGTTTCCCGCTCCGAGTAGAATGCGAGGGTAAACCCAAGCAGGCTGAACCTGCATTGTATATCTAGGCATTTATCCGAGAAAGCTTGTAATAACTACGTTAACAAAATGCCCAAGAACAACCGACGCTGCGGCAATGACTCCAGCTCCCTGGTAGCTGACCACGCCATTCGAAGTGTAGGCTGACGGGATGTACTGGAGCAGAAGGTTGCGAGGTGTGGCCAGCGACAGCACAAAGGTCGCTACGAAGAACGACACGTACATCTGGAGGTTGCGAAACATGAACGCCATCGCCGGAAGCGTAGGCTTGAACGACGGCATAGGTGTGGAACTCGGGGGAGGTCCACTCGCCTCGGGATACACGGGGGGAGCCGACTGCGGACCCTGGGGACTCGGAAGCAGAGCGTCGAGAGATGTAGCACCCTCCATTGTTTATGAGGAAGACGGGATTTCACATTGCGCATCTTCCACGCGGTAGCGGTAGCATTTTCCGTCCACCTTGACCACTCGGTTCATCGTTTCCTTGACGGGAACAGCCAACGTCTTGATGACGCCATACTCACGGTGAAACACCAGCACAGCTAGTCCGAGTCCAATGATGAAGGAGAAGAAGGGAGCTCCTCGGTCAAGAACATGTGTGATGGGTACCGTGAACTTCATTACTTAGATGCGAGGAGATTCAGTGAATCGGGTTCCGCCGTGCACGGCACTTCGGTCGCCTCAAAGCGAACACATCCTGTTTCAGTGTGAAAGACCTCGGGGCTTCCTGGATGAGGAACGCCCGATGTTTTCCGCGTAGGTGGGATAAAGACTGACCCCAAAATCAGGCCAGTAAGAACCCCGGCAATGAGCCAACGGACCTCAATCATTACTACTTAGTCATAAGAGTTTTAACCACTGTGAACCAAATCAGAAACTGGAAGAAGAAGGAACTGACCGGCGTGAGAGCGGCGAGGAATGCGAAGATGAACTTAAAGGTCCATCCGGGTTCAACAGGTGGCTTGAAGAACTTCGATAACGGCTCCTCGGCCATCTCGCCGTAGTAGAACATGATGTAGATACCCAGCACGATGTATTTCCCTAGAATGCCGTAGTCGTCGTCGATGATAATGCTAATCTTCCCAGCGTTGTAGGAACCCTGGAGAAAGGCCCACTGCTTGTAGGACCAGAGCACGATGAGAGCCCACGCAACTACAAATACGAAGAGGAACTGCCCCTTTGCCGCAGTGAGTCCGACACTCCACAAGACATCACCCGGCTTCTGCACAAACTTACCAAAGGCCGTCCGCTCACCAAGGTTAACCGATTCGGTAATCGCATAATCCACAGTGTGATACGCTTCTGCTGCATCCGTATAGGTAATCGTCAGACGAGGCGGAGTTAGCTTCAGAGCATCTGCATCCTTCGCAACCGAGATGCGATGGTCCTTACGCAGGTCGTCATCCATCTTCTGAACAGGAAAGTCAATCGCACCATAGTTGGTGCTCTGTTCTGTTAAGACGTAGTCCTTTACGTCGATGTCTTGTGACCCGACCACGTAGTTGGCGGTCATTATCAGAATGTCGCCCATTGTTAAGAAGCAAACACGAGATTTGCGATACCGCTCACGATGCGCAGGTAGTTGATCGACTCAACGTAGACTGCAACCGAATACGTGTAGGTGAAGATGATGTTGTTATTCGCAACTGTCTGAACAACGGAAAGAAGCTGATCAGAGGGGAACAACAACGATCCATCTGGATTTGTCGCCAACGGGTCTGAAATCACAACCGGGTTCTGACTGAGCGCAGTCGACTTGAGGATACAGACCACTGACTGAGCGCTGGAACCAATAGCGGTCGGCGTGGGCTGCTGAAGGGATATGCGCAATACAATCTTGTTGAACATGCTTGCGTTCAGGGCTCCACTTGGCTGATACTGGTCATTGTTCAGCGCAAATGAGTACATGTAGAGCCCGGGAAGCATGGAAGGCTGCTCGCCGGTTGTGTGCTTGTATTGCTGGACCAATGAGAAGTACTGCGTTGGCTTTGTCGTGAACCGCTCATTGCCGTCCATCAAGAGCACGCCGTCGGTGATGACCTCCCGTGGCGAAACGGATGAGAGTTGATACTGACCCGACGTATACAACAAGTCACCAACGTTCGCAGTGATCCCCGAGAAGGGAGCACGATCCGAACTCGCCCAGTTTGTGTAGTTATCCCAATCATTCGTCAGCATCTTATCGGACCGTTGTGCAGAGAACACCATGCGAGTGACCATGTTGAACATGGGAATCTCGATATCAGAGTTTGCTCCATATTGCCCTTCCTTCACAGTGCGTCGGACCTGTTTGACCAAGAACGTCTGATCAGCTGCCGCGAGTTGATTCATCTCCATATCGGTGAGATAGATGAAGTTGCCCTCTAGATAGGGATTCGCGTAAAAAGACGTCACAGTCGGTGTTGATGATGTACCGGTTGCAGATGGTGCGCTTAAGAACAGTCCGATCGGATAATTGCCTGTAGGCTGAATGCGCTGGCCATACGTCGCACTTGTCGGTGCAACATCAATCACGGTATAGAGCTGGTTCAGAGGCCGCAATGTTACGTTGATGAAGACCTCGGAGTTCTGGAGCGACACGAGAGGCAGGGCCAGTCCAGGGTTCTCGCAGAACCAAAAATGAAGGGGGACTACAAGCTGTCGGCCGCGGATCGAAGGCTCTGGAGTCGTGGTAAACGGCATAACAGTTGGAAGGGATGCGGGGGTTACTGCGTGGGGATACTGATTCTCGCGGTCATATGAGTTTGCCGGATCATACATCTCGGGAACATTTCCTACCATCTGATCCACCACGCGGCGCTTCGCTGCATCGTGAGTCAAATAGGAGTACATCTTCAGCCACTCGCCCGTAAATGACTGAATGGTAACGTTGTTCATCACGATGTCCACGTGATCGATCAAGTTGTATCCAATGTTCTTGATCCACTGGAACTCATACCCAACCGCGCTGCACCGAGGATCGTATCCAGAAGGTGGAGTTTGACTCTGGGTCAGTGCGACCATCGGCGACCAAATATCTGGAAGGGTGATCATCAAATAGGTATCGTGGAGGAGTTGCGCATACCGATCGATTCGACAGCTCAGCGTGCGAGTCTGGGTTGCGTTGAAGTCGAGTTTTGACGAGGAAAAGTCCATACGAATCGACTCCATCGCGAAGTTGGTATACCTGCGATATACAGCTCTGAAATGGGTCATCGATGGATTCCCATTAAGGATATGGTTCTGAGAGCCGACCTGGGTCAGTTGAATGAGGCCGCCCGGCATTTGTATTAACGCACACTGATTGTTTAGATTAAAGAACCAGCAAGAGGTGTTGCGTTAGTAGGACAATTCACACAGTCATTGATGGTCGGGCGCGTGGTCTGGCTCTGTGTCGTCATCTTGGCTCCGATATTCGTATAGACACCACCGGGTACCGACCCCGCTGCGAGGCTGAGAGTCTGTGGATACGGCACCTTGTTGTACTGTGTTTCCTTGTTGGCCAATACGGACAGATAGACATAATTGTACTTGCGATGAGCAGGCGGGGGATCCTGTGCGAATTGGGCAGCGACAATACGGCGCTTTTGCGCGGTCAAATAATCTTGGGCAGAGTTCACCTGCATCCTATTTATACAGATGGGAGAGAATACACTCAAATGAGGTTCGTTCTCGTTAGCACTCACGTCGATCAGACAACTGGGTATTCGAAGGTCGTTTCCAATCTCCTGTCCCAGTGTGCCGCTTTGGCCCCAAAGGTGAAGACGTTTCATTTCGGATTTCAGCGTCACCCCGAGAAGAAGAACATTCGCAAGGTGCCCGATGGTATCGTGGCCTACGATGCAGCGGCAAACGAGGACCCGAAGGAGGAGGGCTTTGGGTTCAACAAGATCCATGAGTACATTGAGATGGTCGGTCCCGACGTGGTCATGATCTACAATGACCCGATGATCATTGCGCGGTTCATCCAGTCGATGAAGTACAAGAAGGGTGAAACACCATACAAGCTGTGGCTCTATGTGGACCAGGTCTACAAGGGTATCAATCCTCAGCTGATGGATGAGCTCAATAAGGCGGCCGACAAGGTGTATTGCTTTACGGATTCATGGGCCAAGACCTACACCGAGTATGGTGCGAATATCCCTCTGCCGAAGATCATCGAGCATGCTGTGGATTCGACGATCTTCTCGAAGCTGACCCTCGCACAACGCACAATTCTTCGTAAGAACGTGGGTCTTCCGACGGAGGCAATCGTGTTCCTCAATGCGAACAGGAACAGCCAGCGCAAGCGCCAGGATCTGACGATTCAGGGATTCGTTGAGCTGCTGCGTCGTCACCCAGACAAGCCGCTGTGGCTTCTCATGGTGACTGCGGTGGATCCTCAGAAGGGTGCGTATTACGACATTCAGCGTATCTTTGCGAATGAGATTACTCGGGCGGGTCTGGACATCAACGTGTACGGCAAGCGAATGGCGATCGTTGATACTGCACCGCCGAACACGCTGAGCGATGACGGTATCAACCAGATCTACAACATGTCTGATATCGGTATCAACACGTCGGACGGCGAGGGCTTCGGACTGTGTCAGCTTGAGCACCTGTATACAGGCGCACCTCAGGTCATCACCGATGTCGGATCGTATCGCTCATTCCTCCCGTCGACGGTCGCAACGTATATCCGCCCGGGTCCGATCGTGTATTCGTCCGCAGGTATGCCGCTAGGCCTGTATGCACCCACGTTCAACCCCGATGATGTCGCCTCTGCAATGGAGGCGACCGTTGAGAAGTATGCGACGATGCGCACAGCGATCGATGACGTGAAGTTCAAGACCTGGTCCGACGTGTGCTCTTCTTGGCTCGACGACCTTAAGACAGCCAGTACTTAATCTGCGTTTCGGAGATCTTCGTCCCGATGCGCAGTAAACGCTGATTGTCCTCAAACGCCTGACCATCAAAAATCTCCTTGGAATCGGGATCCATGAAATACACGATATCCTTGATCTTCAGTTTCTGCAGACGGCGCTTCTTACGCGTCATGTTACGCAGATAGGTTTCATCGAGGTCGTCTGTCTTGATATTCGGCTTGAACGCCAAGTCCTCACCGGTTGCCGTGGTGTCGAATCTCATGCATGAAATCTGCGGCTTCTCACGTGAGTGAAGTTTGCGATGGACCTCACAATCAACCGCAGACTGCTTCAACAGCACACTAATCCTCTGATTGACCTTGTCCTTCTCATACACCTTCTCATACAGGTATTCATCTGTGGACATAAACGTTTCCACAGGCGGCTCACCTTCATACCGCTTCATCTCCATATCCGCCTTACGCACGGCCACAACGTTAGGACCTTCGGCACTCTTGGACTGTGCAGGTGAAATCACAGACAGGTAGAAACTGACGCGAACTGTGCGCTGGTCCATGGGCAGAGTCGCATGAGAGCAGATACGAATCGCACGTCCAATGACCTGGTCGTGACGCGCAGGAGTCCAGTGCGGCTCCATGATGTGGACGTGACGGACATTCGCTAGCGTAATACCCTCAGCGCCTGACGAGGTAGCCATCAGCATGCAGAGCAGCTTCTTTCCGCGCTTCTCAATGCTCGTCTTCAAGCTGGGTGGGAAGTTGGACTCATATCGGGCATTGATGATCTGGCGCATCATCTCACGCTGTTCTTCCTTCTCTTCGCCGGAGAAGAAGGCGTATGCGGGTTTGTCTTCCATCTCATCCTCCTGCCACTGTCCGTTCTTGTTGGTGATCTTGTATGGTTGCCACCCGTTCGCATCGAGGATCGCGGCAAACACGCCAAGTCCCTCAAGCTGACGGTATTGCGAATAGATGAACTGATTAGGCCATTCAGGCTGTGACTTCCGCGTGGCCTCGATGTTGGTGAGCATACGGAGCAACTTGGGACTGTAGGCTTCCAATGCTTTGGCGGAGAGATACTTGGTCGGTTGCGCCCTCAGAGCGGCCAGAATCTCCGGCTTATCGGGTACGTCCGTTTCCTTCACCACATCGTTATACTCCTTCTCCACCTTCTTGGTGATTGCCTTCAGCTCAGGCGGCACAGCAAAGTTACAAGCCAACCTAGAAATCACGCGGTACGAACCACCATCGTCATTCATACTCAGTGCCTTCTTCGCATCCATCTTGATCTCCTGGAAGCGGACATCGAGATACTGGACGAACTGCTCAGAACTCATGTTCACCTTTTCCAGCATCTTCTCATCCTCCACTCGCTTAGGAATCAGACGCTCATCTGCACCCTTGAAGTAGCTCACCAGACCCTGAATACGCTTGGAGAACAATAGTGGGTTCTTGATGTTCAGACCATCGAGGAACATGTTCGCAAACTCCTCGAACTTGGTGGGCAAGCACTCCAGGTCTTCGGACGTCACGCGGTCAACGGCAATCTCTGCGCCCACATCAGCCTGAAACTTGGTGGCCCAAGACTGCACCCAATCCATCGCCACGGGAATGAATGG